AAAAGAGCAGAAAAGCCCAGTAATGCGATTTTCTTAGCCATAAACAATATTCCATTTATTTAGGATTTTTCTTGATTCTATCTGTGTTTTAAATAACGTTCAACTACACACCGCATGCCTTCTTAAATGGGCATGGAGAGCCATTCAACCCCGTAGCCTTAGCAACGCAAGTTGCGCGAGAATGTTCCGCTTTTAAGTCGCAGCGAGACAAGACTCATGAGTAACATAAAGTTAACCCGCTACGTCGGTTTTTCACTCTCTATTGTATATGCTATTTTTTATGCAATAAGAGCGATTCGTAGGACTCTTCTGGGGAAGGTATGGATTCAACAATCGACGAAGAAAAACGCATAGAATTTGAAAAATTCATCATTGAAAGGTTTGGTGATGCAGTTAATCTCCGCAGAGCGAAAAATGGCGGTAATGGATATATATCATGGGAGGCGGCTGTAGCATGGATTGTCTGGAGGGAGCGCTCATCCCATCATGAAGCAACGCCTACCTCTGACGGGAACTGAATTAGTATGGTGCTGCCCGGAGCATCCTGTCATTCACTATATACTCCCGCTTAGCCACGTCATTTTAGATTTGATTTTGGTCCACCATGAGCGAGAAGCGGACCTGGAGAGGCGTTAGTACCGCGAACATGGTCACAGCAAAGCCAGAGCTATTTGGTTGCTCCGAACAGAATATTTTAGTTAGGGCTCGAAACGAGACTGTCGTGAAAACCTTATGTCTCTTCTATCCTGCATCTTCTTCGACATTGTATTTTCGTTGCTCAATATCCCATGGAAGCGCAGGTTGTTTGCGAACTAGTTTTCTTTTGCCGTTTGAGAAAAAATAAGTTCTGAGTTCTAAAAAATGGCGGCGTTTTTTCGTTTGAGGCTCATAGGTGATAAGAAAAAAAATCAAAGGCCTGCTTGCTTCACTCCATATTCTACTTGCTTTTTCAATAACAATATTGATGTTTTCATGCTGACAATATGAGATGAATGTGGAGAAATAGCACTTGTCGTTTTTTTCAAGCAGTTTGTCTAACTCGTTAACGCTATCTCTGTCTGCCTGATTATACTCCCACTCAACATAGGTTAAAATTTGATTGTCTGGATATTGTAGGACCGCATCGGTACGCCCGCCCTGTTCAAAAAATGTTCTTGCGCCCATTAACTTTGCACACTCGCGCATGACCAGGCCAACATGAATGGTCCAGTTGGAACGGTTGATATATTCACCTTTGAACACAGGGAAATCTTGATACCACACACAATTAAACAGACAGATAAAATCGCGCTCTACTCGCTTCAACGCCTCCCCCCATTTTTTCAATAGATGATTTTTAAACTGATAAGCAATATCTCATATCGGCTATTTGTTACTAGACTTTAGGATTTTAATATCTGTGTTCCGATTCATGTGCTTCAGGTTGTTAATTCGGATTGATTTCACCTCTTATCACTTATCCATAGCTGATTTATCTACCATGAAGTGAACAAAGCCCACTCACAGCACTAACCACTCCTTTGCTGATTGAAAAAGATGAATGCAAGTTGGATAACGCTTTGCCTCATGGTCATACAGGTGCTCATTGATGATGCGATACAGAGGGCGAATCTCTCGGGATTGTGCCGGCAGAAAGAAATTGCCGCTTAATATAACACTGCTAATTCAACCCACTACGTCGGGTTTTCTTTTTTTACTACTGACAGGAAATTAACAATTTGTGCTCTTAAATCGTTGATCATTTCCGCGCATAGGTATACTGTATAAAAACACAGTATATGCAATGGGGGCCATTATGAAAGTTGAATTAACCATTGATCGCATGAAAGAACTTCCTAAAGGCGCGGTACCAGCACTGGAGAAAGAATTGCTTAAGCGTCTGAATGATCACTATGACAATTGCAGGCTCACAATCCGCCGTGCCGGTTCAGATGGGTTAAGTGTTTTTGGCGGTGACAAGGACGACAAAAAGAAAATTGAATCAATCCTCCAGGATATCTGGGAAAGCGCTGACGACTGGTTTTATTAATTATTTTGGGTGTTACTTTGATCCCGTTTGCATGGGGGAGTTTAAGTGAAAGAAAAAGTAGAATTGCCCAAAAAAGGCTACGCAGTCATCAGATGTCACGATGGGGTCATCGTTGCCAGACTGCAATCATTTCCAGAATGTGAGCGTGCCCTGATGTACCGGCGCGGCAGCATGGTGTCTTTCATGCCTCTTCAGGATGATGAAATTATTGGTACACCAACGTTGTTTACTCAGATGCTGGAAAGGGCTGGTTATCGCGTTACCCAGAATTCTGTTACACTCCCGTCATAGGCCTGAACAACCTATACCTGCTGCGCCACAGGAGAAAGCCCCATGGCGCAAGATCAATTCAAGCAATCCCGCGTACTGACGTTAACCAACGCCAGCGATTTTCTTTTTGCCGCATCCAGAGGTGCGTTATGAAGAAAAGCTGGTTTCAACATACCCAACTCACTACTGAGCAGGCTGACGAACTGGAAGCCCGCTATCGCGCAAAACAGATTAAGACAGAGCGTAGTCTGGATAATGACTTTATTCACTGGACGATCAGCGTGTTCTTGCCAGAGGTATCTAAGCCTCCGCGTCAGGACAGAACCTGGCAACAACGGATCTGGAGGTGAATGTGAAAGTCTACGATATCACCCCAATGGGCAAGCCCAGAATGACGCGCGCTGACAAATGGAAAAAGCGCCCCGAGGTTCTGCGTTACCGGGCTTTCTGTGATGAAGTTCGTCTGCAGTGTGTTGAACTGGCGGAAAGCGGTTCGCATGTCACCTTCATTCTTCCGATGCCAGCGAGCTGGAGCAAAAAGAAACGGGCTGAGTTCAACGGTAAACCACACCAGGCTAAACCTGATTTCGACAATATGATGAAAGCCCTGATGGATGCTATTTACGAAGATGACGCTCACATCTGGGATTCACGCGTCACAAAATTATGGGGAGAGAAGGGACAAATAATTATCGGGGAGATAGCAGAATGAGGGCGCTGCTTGATGCTGCAGAGCAATACCTGGATCGAATCGCTGACAGGCGTGCAGGAAGTATCAGTGTCTGCAAATCTTTTGGTGCTTACCGTTCATGGGTAATTGTCGAATCCGGCCATTACGACGCAATTCAACTGCCTGACGGAACTCTTCGTAAACACCCCCGCAGCATAGCTTTTGCCAACATGGAGGAAACCGAGTTCCAGCAACTGTACAAAGCCGCGCTCGATGTTCTGTGGCACTGGGTATTGTCTCGGGCATTCAAGACTCAGCGAGAAGCGGAAAACGCCGCTGCGCAACTCATGAGCTTTGCGGGGTGATGGCGATGAAATACTCCTGGTTTCACCACCATGAATGCACAACCGAGCAGGCCGACGAACTGTTGGAGAGTTACCGTCGCCGTGGCGCCACGGTCGAACGCAGTCTGAATCGCGACAACATCACCTGGACTGTCAGCGCAAAATTGCCTGAATGCGAGCATCCGGCGCGCACACCAAGAACCTTTCGCCAAAAGGTCTGGGGGTGATTATGGCTAAGCTACCACGCTGCAAGTGCGCCAGCGCTGTCGGCAAAGAGCAGACCAGAAAAGCGCGGGAGGCCGCGCAACGTAAGGATTCTGCCAAACAGCGTGCAGCTGAGAAGAAAGAGCGAGCCGCCTGGCGCAAGCGAAAAGCCGTCAGGAAGTATTACAGCGCACTGCGTCGCGAGTTAATTAAGAGCAGGGAGGCGGCATGACACCAGAACTGAACGAGATCATTCGCGTTCGCTGGCAGCGATTGCGCTTATACCATTTCCCCGGCTCTGTGCTGACGGACTACCGAATACTGAAGAACTACATTAAAACCATAGGCGGTACTGTATGAACACTCAATTTCTCGAATACGTGCGCCAGCAGCTGATGGTGGCCACCGCCGATTTAAGTGGTGCGACGAAAGGGCAGTTGATGGCGTGGCTTGAGAACGCCCAGTTTGATACGGGAACGTTTAAACGTAAGAAGCTCCGTGTGTATGATGAAGTGACCGGGAAAATGATTACGCTGGATAACCCACCAATACCGGGCAAACAGTCGCATGCCAAGGGTTCACATATTCCCCTGGTGCAGCCGGTAGAATTCTACACCGCATCGTGGCGCCGGGCGCTGATGTCACTTGAAGAACCCCAGAAGGCCTGGCTACTGTGGAACTACAGCGAGAACGTAAGCTGGGAGAGTCAGGTGTTGATTACTCAGTGGGCGTGGGCTGAATTCAAGTCGCAGATGGGGTCTCGAAAGATAGCTGGTAAAACCATCGAACGGTTGAAGGCGTTAATTTGGCTTGCTGCTCATGATGTGAAAGCAGAACTAGCAGGGCGCAGCACATACGAGTACCAGCAGCTGGCGCAACTGGTAGGGGTATCAAAGCCAACTTGGACTGAAACCTACCTCCCGCACTGGCTGGCGATGAAACAAGAATTCGTGCACCTTGATAATCAGGCGCTCCTTTCTGTTTCGCGATCACGTTCACAACAAAAGGCGACAAATTTGGATGTAAGTCTTGCAAAACCGAACTGAAATGGATATATTTCGTGTAAATCTGATATTGTGCCATTGTTGTATGCACTGGCAGTAAATGAGTTTTCAAGCCTGAGGTTGACGCCTTGGGCTTTTTTATTTGAATGTAGACAAGCGGTAAAGCACTCAAGCCATAATTGAATTCTCGCTGGCTAAATCCCTGCCAGACGCGTCAAGTCTAAGTTCACTTCGAGGTATCAAAGGTAGTTGTCAATTTGATATATTTCGCTTCAAAGAAGTTGAGAAATGGATTAATGATAATGAGGTTGCCAACAAAGGTAGAGCTGATTTCATTCTGCTTCGTAGTCATTTGGGTTATCTGGTGTGCATGGGCAGACAAAACAACTCACGACACATACCTTTTTGATGGGGTGCTTTATAAGTCAGTTATTGTGGGGACTTCCTTCGTGATAGGAGTTTTCATTGCTTGGCGTGTGTACCTAAGTAATAAGTTCTCAACAGGTCTGGTTAAGAGGCTTTTTGGCGTTTGTCTCACCGTTATGATGTACCTGACTTTTACCTTTTGGAACGTTCCAGAGTTAATAATGATCTCATCAGCTAATAAGCATGTGAGTGACAATTACCGATTCAAAATGAGATACCCCACGCAATCTGGAGGAAAAACCAGGTCATGTAAGGCTCATGTTATCTACTATGACACATATCTGAAGCGTGAAATCGCACTCTGTCACTGGGATTATGCTCCATCTTTTTTCTATACGGATTATATTCGAGTAGATAAGCTGATTTCAGGTATGGGCGGGCAGATTATTTATCACGAAGCCGTTCATTGAGAAAATCCTATTTAAAGTTTAGAGGTCGCCATATGGCGACCCTTTTCATACACACAGCGCCATCCGAAGAATCGGATGTGAGGCTCTAAGGCCAGGATGTGCACCTTGGACAGCAAACATTGAGTTTGTTGTGGTTTCTTGCAACGCTGCATCATCTGCTCCGTTCTATACTGTTTGCTTAGTATTGCGGAGGAATGTATGAAAGAAGGGTATTACTGGATTCAGCATGTAGGCATTGTACAGGTAGCGTATTACACGAATGACACTGTTGATGATCTGGAAACGGGTAAAACAATCACAGGTGTCTGGCATCTGACCAGAGGCGATGACATTTGCCATAACGGTGAGGCAGAGGTTCTCGCAGGGCCGCTGCAACCGCCGCGATAAAAAACAAAAATCAAATCCCTGGCTATGGCCGGGGATTTTTATTTTCAGGCTCTTAATAGTCATTCAATTGAAGACTGCCTGATACAGGAATATTAGAACTGCAAGGTAACCCCAGTATTGTAAATGGTAAAAGAAAGTATTTGTCATCATTCATCCCTCTGGTTCCATTTGGTTATGTTCATCAAGCAATAAATGAACCAGTTTTTCAGAGAATTAAATCAATTACTTATGGTGACCTTGTTACGGTGTATGCACTCCAGAAGTGCGATTGCACTAAAAAAAGGAATCACCACTCCATTATTACATCACACCTGATAATGCCATCCGAACTATCGGAGGTGAGGCTATGACCAGAATGAGCACCATTTACAGCAGACTTTCATATGGATCAGGAACCACGCTTGCCGGCTGCGGTGTATCAGCGAAGGCATATGCCGAAACAGCGAAAACAGCAAAAGAGGTGTCCTGGATGTTGGCCGACAGAATTGTAGGGTTAAGCCTGAGCGACTGGGCAATTATTGTCGGTATCGCATGCACAGTTATCACTTGTGCAGTGAACTGGTATTTCCGCTGGAAAGAACGGGAGGATCGGCGCAATGGCTATGCCACCAAAGCTGAAGAATAAACTGAGCGCAGCGGTCGTTGGTTTGATTCTTGCGGGGGCTTCCGCGCCCGTGATTCTCGATCAGTTTCTGGATGAGAAAGAGGGTAACAGCCTGACAGCATATCGCGACGGCGGCGGAATCTGGACTATTTGCCGTGGCGCCACGATGGTTGATGGTAAGCCAGTAGTTCAGGGCATGAAGCTGTCTGCTGAGAAATGCGCCAAGGTGAACTCCATAGAACGCGACAAGGCGCTGGCGTGGGTTGAGCGAAATATCAAAGTATCACTGACCGAACCACAGAAAGCGGGTATTGCGTCATTTTGTCCTTACAACATCGGCCCCGGAAAATGTTTCCCTTCCACGTTCTATAAGCGCATTAACGCTGGTGACCGTAAAGGTGCCTGTGAAGCTATTCGCTGGTGGATTAAAGACGGTGGCCGCGATTGTCGTCTGACCAAAGGCCAGAAAAATGGCTGCTATGGGCAGGTAGAACGACGGGACCAGGAAAGCGCGCTGACGTGCTGGGGGATAGACCAGTGAGCCTGCGCTATCGATTTATTACCATTTCGCTGCTGGCGGCTGTCGCATTCATCGCGGGAAACGTATGGAGTAACCGTGGTTGGGAAAAGAAGTGGGCGGAACGTGATAGCGCGGAGTCATCGCAAACAGCGAACGCGCAGACCGCAGCCCGAATGATTGAACAAGGGCGAATTATTGCCCGGGATGAGGCCGTAAAAGATGCACAAGCACAAGCCGCTAAATCTGCTGCCACTGCTGCTGGTCTGTCTGCCACTGTTAGCCAGCTGCGGACGAAAGCAACAAAGCTTGCCGCCCGCCTGGACGCCGCAAAGCACACCGCAGATCTTGCCGCTACCGTCCGAAGCAAAACAACCGACGCCGACGCCAGAATGCTCGCCGACATGCTCGCAAGCGTTGCAGAACAAGCTCGATATTATGCTGCAATCGCTGATCAACGCTATACAGTAGGTATTGCATGTGAGCGTATTTACTACTCTGTGAGAATCTCAAGTAACAACATGGTTCAGCACATAATTAAGCATTGAAAACTGTTATGATTGGGGTTTTACTTTGCGATGGTATGATTATGAGAAAAGCGATAACTTTTAGCAATGCTAAGCATGAGGCTGGGCACTGGATAACAGGTTGGATACTTGAAAAAGCAAGTAAGGATTTGGTCATTGCAACTACCAATAACGGTGATTCATATTGCGAACGTAACCCACATCCAGACTTTGTGGACTTGGAACAAATAAATTCTCATCTTGGTAACCGGATTATCAACTTACTCAGCGGAGCAAAATCCGAAAGTCTTGTCTGCGGGGAGTTTAATAATGAGATCTATATTCATCTTATTGGCGATTACAAAGGTGCGTGGCCAGATTACTTTATGGCTTCTGAGTTGTTCCGATATTATTACAGGTCATTAAATCCTTCTTGCCGAAAGTCATTCGATGAAGAGTGGAACCTCATAACTAAGAAAACTGAAGAAATAATTAAGCAGCATGAGTTGTTTATCAATAGTGTTGCGAATGAAGCTATCCGGAGAATTTCTGGTGAACAATCACTAATAAATTTCTCACAGGCGGATATGCTTAACATTTTAGAGAATCACTCGAAAGGATCATTGACTGAGTGCCATTGATAATGATTTTCGCTACAATAACCTCAAAAACTATATGAGGTAGAAATGGACGCAAATTACATCGCTTATGAAACTTTAGTTGCTAACCGTGCTGCAGTTGAATGGGCTTTTTGGTCGATGCTAGGGACATGGGCTTCTGTCTTCGCAACGATTGTTGCTGCGGTAGTCGCTGGGATTGCAATTTTTGGATGGAAACGACAGGAAGAAGCCATAGAGTTAAAGAATTTTCGGGTGTCAATTTATCACTATCATTCCTCGATGATAAGAGCTCCTGAAAGAAATCTCCCTGAATTAGATCAGATAAGCTTTATTGGTTTAAATGAAACATACAACACGCTCTCAGCAGTATATATATCAACATTGATGATGCATCGCAGAAAAACGAGAGAAGAGGCATCAACAATATTTAACGAACTTGCCGAAATTCAATCAGAATATACTAGTGGTAAAATCAGCAATCATGAAGCCGAAGCAAAAATTAACCATCTTAGGAAAAATAAAAGAATACTAATTTTGTCAAACTAATTTTAGAGCTCCGTTCATGGGGCTCTATATTTCTCATGCGATTAAATAATTTATGTTGGTTTTATTCGTCGAATTCTACGATTGCTTTAGTTGTTAACCTATGATTGATGATCATTATCATTTGCGCGGGTCCTCCTGGCGATCCTGAACACCGAGGGGGCGAGGACACGCGGAAAACGGCTGGTTTTTTGCATTTTATCGACATCATCATCATTCCCTTAACTTATTGATATTTCAGTCGTGAAATTATTCACGATGTCGAAATGGTTAAATATTGTTCATCATCATGGATAACGAACTGAAAAACCTTCGCCTCAATATCAATCAGCTGGCAGCGGTGACCGATCTTCATCGTCAGACGATCTCCAGCAGGCTGAATAACGTTGAGCCTGCTCCGGGCAGTAATTCTCGTCTCAAGCTTTATTCTGTTGTCGATATTCTCCGGGAACTGCTGGGCCGGACCACGGCACCCGAGCTGGTGGATATCGATAAGATGTTACCGCCGGATCGTAAGGCATGGTTTCAGTCTGAACGCGAGAGGCTGAAATTCCAGCAGGAAACAGGTGAGTTAATCCCGGCATCGACAGTGACCCGAGAATTTTCATCGATGGCAAAAGCCGTCGTTCAGGTGCTGGAAACGCTGCCGGATATTCTTGAACGTGATTGCGCGATGACGCCTGCAGCTGTCGTTCGGGTGCAAAAAGTCATTGATGACCTGCGGGATCAGATCGCCCTGAAGGTTGAGCAGGCAGATACGCCGGAACAGGAGGACAGTTCGCCAGAAGAGGAGTAAGCCATGCGACAGGCCACGGCGGCGGAGCTAAGAAAAAACACTGCCGGGATCATCAGAGCACCGCGTCGAATGCCTGTAGCCGAAGCCGTACATAAATATATGCGTGTTCCGGTCGGCGTGGGTAACTCTGTTGAGTGGGATCCTAATCTTGCCCCTTATGTTGTGGAGCCGATGAACTGCCTGGCATCACGCGAATATGATGCTGTCATTTTTGTTGGCCCTGCCCGAACGGGTAAAACCATTGGTCTGATTGATGGCTGGGTGGTGTACAACGTTGTCTGCGATCCGTCTGACATGCTCATCATTCAGATGACGGAAGAAAAAGCGCGTGAACACTCAAAAAAACGTCTGGCCCGAACATTTCGTGTCAGCCCGGAGGTGGCATGCCGGCTGAGTCCTTCACGCAATGACAACAACGTCCATGACCGGACTTTCCTTGCAGGGAACTACCTGAAGATAGGCTGGCCGTCTATCAACATCATGTCCTCCTCAGATTTTAAGTGTGTGGCGCTGACGGATTACGATCGCTTCCCGGAAGATATCGACGGGGAAGGGGACGGATTTTCGCTTGCTTCAAAACGTACCACCACCTTTATGTCGGCGGGGATGACGCTGGTCGAGAGTTCACCGGGCAGGGAAATCACCAATATAAAGTGGCGGAGAAAGTCACCTCACGAAGCTCCTCCCACGACCGGGATCCTTTCTTTATATAACCGCGGCGATCGTCGTCGCTGGTACTGGCCATGTCCACATTGCGGGGAATACTTTCAACCGGCCATGGAGGCGATGACAGGCTACCGGGAAACGTCTGACCCGGTAAAGGCCAGCGAAGCGGCGCATATTGATTGTCCGCATTGTAGCGGCATGATTACCGCCGACAGGAAGCGGGAACTAAACGGAAAGGGTGTCTGGTTGAGAGAGGGACAGACTATCGACCGTGAGGGCAATATCACCGGAGAAGCCCGACGCTCGCGCATCGCCTCGTTCTGGATGGAGGGACCAGCGGCGGCATACCAGACATGGGCGCAACTGGTCTACAAATTACTGACGGCGGAACAGGACTATGAGGCCACCGGAAGCGAAGAAACGCTCAAGACGGTAATAAATACTGACTGGGGGCTTCCTTATCTTCCCCGTGCAGCCAGTGAGCAGCGACGTGCTGACGTGCTGATGCAGCGGGCAGAAGACTATGGCAAACGGCTTGTGCCGCCGAAAGTCCGTTTTCTTCTGGCGTCGGTGGATGTGCAGGGCGGGAAGAAGCGCCGTTTTGTCGTCCAGATCATCGGGTACGGTGAAAACGGCGAACGCTGGCTGGTGGACCGTTATAACATCCGCCAGTCCCTGCGTTGTGATGAAAATGGTGAGGCGCAGCAGGTGCATCCCGGATCATATCCGGAAGACTGGCAACTGCTCATCACGGATGTCCTCGAAAAAACTTATACGTTGCAGTCAGACCCTTCGCGACGGATGCCCATTCTTGCAATGGCTGTCGACAGCGGCGGGGAAGATGGGGTAACGGATAACGCCTATAAATTCTGGCGCCAGTGTCGTCGTGACGGACTGGGTAAACGGGTTTACCTGATAAAAGGTGACAGCACCCGACGCCAGAAAATCATTACCAAAACGCACCCTGACAACACAGGCCGAAGCGATCGCCGGGCGGATGCGCGTGGTGAGGTTCCGGTATATCTGTTGCAGACAGACCTGCTGAAAGATCAGCTCAGTAACAACCTTGAGCGTGAAACACCCGGTGCCGGGTATATCCATTTTCCTGACTGGCTGGGGGAGTGGTTCTACGAAGAACTGACCTACGAAGAACGCGGTACGGACGGAAAATGGCGCAAGCCCGGAAAAGGCAATAACGAAGCCTTTGACCTTTTCTGTTATGCCCACGCCGTCGCTGTCCTGCGTGGTTATGAAAAAATCCGGGACTGGGAACAGCCCCCGGCATGGGCTGCCGCTCAGGAGAGTAATTCAAACATCATTGACGGGGAGCGCCCCAGGGAGATTGCTGTGAAAAAAGCGGTACCTGTACGTTCGTCTCCTGTTTCTGTAACTGAACAGCCCAGCCCGCTTTCTGGTGGCTGGCTGGGTGTCAGTGACAACGGAGGCTGGCTGTGACGAAATCAGAAATTCAGCAGATGCTGGTAACAGTACGCCAGGCATACCGTGATTCCCTGGACGGGAAAAGTGTGTCTTTTACGGGCGTAAATGGTCGCGCCATAACTAACCATGATCCCGTGGCGCTTCGCAGAGAGCTGGAATACTGGGAAAAACGTTGGGTTGCCGTGAACCGTCGCGGTGGATCTTTCAAACTCGCCAGATTTAATTAAGGTCTTCCATGGGTATTTTCGACAGAGCACTTGGTGCAATTGCGCCAGGGTGGGCAGTTGCGCGCGCCAGAAACAAAATGCTGTTGCAGGCATACGATGCGGCACAGCCTTCCCGGCTTAATAAAACGAAGCGCGAGAGCCGCGCGGCTGACACTGCTGTTGGTGTTGCAGGGATATCACTGCGCGAGCAGGCGCGGGCGCTGGATGAAGACCATGACATTGTAATTGGTCTGCTGGATAAGCTCGAGGAGCGGGTGATTGGCGCCCAGGGGATTCAGGTTGAACCGCAGCCACTGGGGATGGACGGCAAACTGCATGAAGAATTTGCGGCAAAGATTTCCGCGCTCTGGTCCGAATGGTCAGTTCGCCCGGAAGTGACCGGGATGTTTACCCGTCCGGAAGCGGAACGGCTGGCGCTGCGTTCCGCACTGCGTGATGGTGAAATTTTTACCCAGCTTGTGAGAGGGCCAGTTGCTGGTCTGACTCACTCGACCAGTGTGCCGTTTTCTCTGGAGTTGCTCGAGGCCGACTTTGTGCCGATGAACCTGAACAGCACCTCGGGGCAGCAGATCCGTCAGGGTATTATTGTGAATAACTGGGGCCGTCCGACAGGCTACCGGGTTTATAAATTCCATCCGGCCAACATGACGCGTTTTAGCGCAGAACTGAAAACTGTTACTGCTGAGAATATGCTGCATCTCGCGCAGCGAAAACGTCTCCATCAGTTACGCGGTGTGAGTCTGTTACACGGCGTGATCCGCCGCCTTGGCGACATTAAGGATTATTATGCACCTCTGACATTCAATTACTCCCGTTTCTGTTCAGGGCTTACCACAAGCAATTGATAATAAATGAATTAACCTTTCATTGGCATTCGTGGTGATTCCTGGGTTTTCGGGTGTTACGAGTAACTGTGTATTGCAATGTGTATTGCAAATGGAGGGGTAAGATGGGGGCAGAGAACAAACTTAGCGACAAAGCGTTACGTGCTTTGATGGGGAAGGTGCAGCCGGCGCAAAAGCATATTGCGGACGGCAAAGGGCTATCTGCAAGGGTCAGTAAAAAAGGCGGAATTAGCTTCGTTTTCTTTTATCGCCTGGGAGATCGCGACTCTTCGCCTCTCTGGCTCACTCTTGGAAGATACCCGGATATGAGCCTTAAGCAGGCCAGAGAAAAGCGTGACCAATGCCGGGCATGGTTAGCTGAAAATCGCGATCCTCGAATTCAGTTAAAACTTTGTGCAGAAAAAACACTGAAGCCAGTAACGGTTCAGGAAACACTAGACTACTGGTATGAAAACTACGCTTCAGTTAAGCGCGTGAAGCATCAGGATGCGATCTACAGGTTCAGATTACATATTTACCCGCACATTGGTGATTTTCCTCTGGAGCAATGCGGCTTATCTGACTGGATGGCGTGTTTTGACAGGATTAAAAAGAATGCTCCAGTTATGGCTGCATATGTTTTTGCGGATGTCAGACAGGCACTAAAATTTTGCCGGATAAGACAATTTGCAGTGTCAAATGTGCTTAATGATTTGCGTATGACCGATGTTGGTGAGTTTGCAAAGCGTAAAGAAAGATTTCTCTCAGAGGATGAGTTAAGAGATGTATGTAACCATATCTTTAAAGAAAAACTATGGGCGCTTGCTTCTCTTTATAATCGGCGCGTTATGACAATATGTCTGATATTTGGTTGCCGATTGAGTGAGGTAAGGTTATCAACCTGGAGTGAGTGGGATTTTGAAAATTGGGTATGGACCGTTCCTGCTGAACATAGCAAGAATAAAAAAGAAATTATCAGACCTATACCTCAAGGCATAAAACAGTGGCTGGTAAATCTTCATGCTGAAACTAAATATCGCGATTACATGCTAGGTTCATATCGTGACCAGAAACAAATAAGTACAGATGTAGGTAAGATCTGGAAGAGGTTAGGGCATAAATCATCATGGACTCTACATGATTTCAGAAGAACGATTTCTACATACTTAAATGATTTTGGCTGTGACTTTTTTGCCGTAGAAAGTTTGCTTGGACACACAATAAGAGGAGTGGCTGGAATTTATAATCGAAGTCAGTATATGAATAAAAAGTCAGAGGCTTTAGAACTATGGTTTACTTACCTAGATGGATTGATTAATCAAAACGCCAAAGTGAAAGTATTAAAAAGAGAGGTGGCTTAATATGAAACCAATTGCAATTGTGGAAGAAAGTGATTTTGAATTTATGCCTGATGTAGACCAAATTATCCGTGAACCAGTGTGCCGCAAGTTGACTACGTTATCAAATAC